TGAGTGATTTGTTTGCCTTGTTTAGATAAGATAACACTTGCCCAGAGTTTCCATCAACCAAACCAGATGTAACATAAGTTACAGCATCTCTTGCGATTCTAACAATGCCTTCTCTGTTATTTCCTCTCATCATACCCATTCCATTTCCAAAATGGGAGTTTCCTTTTTTGTTATAAAGGAAATACTCAATAACCCTTGCAGGAAACTGGTTTGATGCCTNACCAAANACNTGTGGAAGGTCACCAGATAAAGGTTTTTGTGTGTTGCGCAGATAGGGTTCGGGNAGTTTTGGTTTCTGATACTCTCTCACTAATCTAATCTTGAGAGCATCAATGTTTCTAATGTCTGTGATGCCCCTCTCAGGGTTATTCAGGTCAATAACTTTATGGTAAAACAATCTGCCATCAATATACCACTTACGGAACATCTCATGTGCTTTATTATTGAAGTCCAAGAGATGAAGAATATATGCAAACTCTTCTCTAATGATGGTTTTGACTCTCTCAGAGATGTCAAGGTTTGAAAGGTCAATGGCAACTGGCACATCATTAGTGTCAGATGTAATTGCCTCATTTACAATATCCTCAATGGCACTATCCACCTCAGGATGTAGTGCCATACACCTGTATTTTTTGATTGCTTCAAAGTCTCTGGATGCGTTCTGATCCAGATCAATGTTATATCCTGTAAGTCCACCAGCAGCGACGGTTACACCGTCGTCCATGTTAGGTGGTACAGGAGATATTTTACTTGTTACTTCGTCGATGTCTGGTTGTCTGTATGAAAAACCAAACAACCTCCCATCCTGTTGACTTTGTGAATTCACGTTTACTTCTATCTTATACCAGTATTTAGATAAAAAAAGGGAGGGGTGTTTCCCCTCCCAGTATTCAACTTGAAACTGCGTTCAAGTCAGAACTTGGATCAATTGGGACTGCTGAAGTCTTGGGATCTCCAACCTCAATTGCACTCCAGTATTGGACACAAAGGGTGACATCATAAGTTTCAACTGTGTCCTGAGTATCAAAACTCAGGTCAATTGCTGACACTTCAGTGGGCCAAATTCCCTCAAATCTATAAGAGCGAAGTTGGTTTCCATCACGATCCAGCTGTCTCACAATGGCTGTGCCAAAGTAATCAACCAGAGTGTTAGAACCAAGAGCAAAGTTGTGGTTCTGAATTCTTTCAGCCCACTCCTCAAATGCTTTTCTGATTCTGAAAGTAACATCATTAGTAACTGTGATACTCCAATCATCAAAGTTTCTATCACCAGAAACCTTGAGTTTTCTCCCTCTAAAAGGGACGGGGATGTTTCCAACCGTGGAACCAGGAAGTTGTGCTGCCTGAATGAGGAAAGTACCCTCTAAGGTTGCTTGACTAGAATCAGCAACAACAGTTTCAGGAAAGGTCATTTCAACCTGGAACATGGTGGGGCGGACCCCACCGCCCTGTAGAACTGCTTTAAAGTCCTCAATACTTTTTTGAAAAGCCATGTTTTTACCTTATTGTTGGGGGTTATCAGAATGAATTTCGTCTGTTAAGCGCAACCGCTTCGTCAAACGTAATACCAGTCTTCGTGGCTACGAAGTTCAGAGTAATGTAGTTAATGGACTTGGAGGGCTTGATATAGATATCAGCCACAAATTCATTTCTATCAATAATCTCTGGGGTATTGTTGGACTCATCACAGACAACTAAGAAGTCATACATACCTCGCTTGGACTGCACGTTTCTCAGGAAGGGGTTAACATTGTTCTTAAACAATGTTCTTGTGATATCATCATTGAATTCAAAGAGTGTTGTCTTTGAAATCTTAGCAATCTCTTTCTCACAGATGAGGAAGAGGCGTCTAACATTGATGCGATCAAAGGCAGAGCTGTAAGCCAATGCAGTTTTATCACCATAGAGAACTGTGCCCTCACCAGGGAAGTCAACCACAGGGTTAACTCTGTGAGAATACAGATCATCTCTTTGCTTCCTACTTGGGTTGAAGGGAAGCTTCACAACGTTACGAATGTTTCCTCTTTGGAAACCAGCAGGTGAGAACCAAGGCTCTGCTCTATAAGCAGAGTAAACAAGAGTTCCTGCAGTGTCGCCGTTGAGGGGAATGTATCTGTACTTATCAGTAAATCTATCGTACTGATACTTGTAACCACTGTCCATCACAGCATAGGAGGATGAAGAGATTTCATCTGCCCATTGGACAACATCTCTGGTAACCTGTGCTGAGTTCTTTTGGTTAACAACAGAAGCTCTGGGGGGTGAGAGGAAACACATGCAATCACGACGCTCTTCCACAATGGAAATCAGGAAGTTTGCCTTAGAAACTGCATCATCCAAACTGCCCTCAGCAGTTTCCATTCTTCCCACATTAGCAGGACCCTGAAGGATGTAATCCAAGTCAAACACATTCTCAATGTCAAACTTGTTATATGCCTGTTGAAGTTCTCCAACAGTTGCATAAAGATTATCAACACCACCTTCAAACTCAACATTCATTGGAACAATATACTTGCAGTATGCACCATTATAAATGGCATCTCCAATGTCTGTCTTATCATAATTATTATATTCAACTAAATTATTTCCAGTCAAACCATTTGACTCTGGTGCTGTTGTTAACACCTGGTGAGCAAAAATGTAATTGGAAAACTCATTGATTCTGTCAGCATAATAATTGTTTTCACCTTCAGGAGTTGTAGCTCCCTTCAGTTTGGAAACACCAAAGTAACTCTCAAGGACATTACCTTTAGAGCCAGTGATTCCACCAGTGGCATCATAAACCAGAATGTTNAACTCATCATTTCTGGCACCACGATTGAGTGCATTCAGAGTGGATAAGGGACGATCAGAGAANCGATACCAGGGAATGCCTTGGAATGCCATCTGATTCTTATACCAATCACCCATAAACTCAATGGGGAAAGCAAACTTTCTGTCATGAATGTAGTCACCAACAGCAGGCTTGTAGCTGTTTGTCCAAGACTCAGTTACAGTGCTGTAGATGTAGAAGTTAGCAAGCTCAACAGTGTCCTCAATGTCACTGAGATCGCCCCAAGTGTTTTCACGAGTCCAATAGAGTTTTTCATTGCTATTGAATCCAGAATCAACACCATCACCTTTCCAGTCTCCATCAACATCTGCAATACCAATGGGTGAGTCAGCTGTTGCGTCTTTTACTAAAACGTAATCTCCAACCTTAAGAGTTGTGGTGTCAATACCATTAGTTGCATAATCTTCAGTAACATCAACCTTCTTCTTAAACTCTGTGGTTAAACCAGACAATCCAGTAGAAACAATTCTACGAATCTTCTGATTATTGAAGGGTTGACGAGGCCAACCAAACTTCTCAAATCCTTCCTCTCTGGTATACTCAGCAGGTTGCCAAAGTGTGTTTACAATTCTCTCGTTGTCAAAGTCTTCATTGAGTTGAACACTTGCAAAGGGAGTGAAGTCCTCATAAGCATGATAGTGTCTGTGATTACCAATTAATTCTGCAAAACCAATTTTAACTCCTTTTCCAGTTACCTCATTACCTTCACCATCCCACTCATACATTTTTGTATTTGTGAGAGATTGCAGATCAAAGTCGGAAGGATTGTATTCAAACTTATCATTAAATTTAAACAGCATCACTTTATAGACGCCATTATTAGCATCAGCACTATCATCATAACTGGTGATAACACCATGTGCTTTATACTCATCAGAGCCACTGGAATCATCAACAAAGGCAACCATCAGGGGCAGCTCATCCTCTTTTGGTTTTAATGCACCTTTGATTCTGTATGCATTGATGTAGTATCCACAGCTATAACCATCAGTTTGATTTGCTTTGTTAAAGAATTTACCACCAATTAATGTGCCTTCAGGATCTTTATTGGACGCACCATGAAGAACAACCTGGTCTGTTGATTTCAGAGCATTCTGATAATCAGCACCAGAGTCAATCACAGCCACACCAAGAGCATTACCCCATTCACCAGGGTTTCTGGCTAAGAAGTGTGCAGGTGCAAGGTTACCTTGGTCGTAGTAATCTTCCAGGAAGTGGTCCTTGTTCTTGACATACAGAGGATCAACAAGAGAAACTCTATCAGCTGCATTTCTCATGGTCTGCTGACCCTGAGGAATCTCACCAATAACTTCTAATGCTTCATCTCCAACTGAGTCGTCACATCTGACAACATAACAAACACCACCATACTCCAGGAAGTTGCTAACTGTCCACCAGTACTCAGCATTCTCATCGGTAGGGTTACCGAAGGTCGCTTGTAATTCAGCCTCTG